CAGTGCTACACGTAGTTCATGGGAAACGGCCATGTCTACCGGTTGGTTTGAACCCATCAGCATTGCTGGGTGTTCTGCTGTTGATGCCAAGATAGGCAACAAAACTTGGCATTTCGATCCATGTGACACGGCTGCAAAAATCAGCGATATAGGCGCTTACTGCATGTACATCCTTACGGCCTTTGGCCTTTTCGCAATGTTCACCGGCGGTAAAGTGGAGTCCTGAAAATGCCATTACCTTTAATTGGTTTCTTTCCGTGGCTTGTTGCATTATTCGGCTCTCTGGTTACTTCGATTTTTACATGGTTCCTACAGCGTGTCGTCTATGAAAAGGCTGTTCAATACGCGCTCATTACCGCTGGCCTGATCGCCATTGCGGCGCTGACTCTCTCTGTGTCGCTTACCATCAAGGCCGCAATTATCGCCCTACGCGTCACGATGCCTACAAGTCTTGGCATGGCCACGTATTTCCTCCCATCGAACATCAATTTGATGATCGGCGTAATCGTTACAGCGCGCGTGGCGCGTTCCGTGTATCGCTGGACGGTCACGACCATGGCCGCATACATTCCTACGCAGTACGGCGGCAGCAAGTACGCTTTCTGACCATGACAGACTTCGCCGTTACCGGAAAGAAGCGAAGCGGAAAAGGCCTGTTCTGTGTCGGCCTGATCCGTGATGCGTTGATCGCTGGCAAGCCAGTTGCCACGAACATGGATATCTACCTGGACAAGCTTCTGCCTGCGCACCACAAAGGCAAGATTTTCCGATTGCCGGATTGCCCGACCAAGGAAGACTTGGACGCGATAGGAAAGGGCAACGAGGAAGTAAACGACGACATGAACGGCCTGATCATCCTTGACGAGGCAAGCAAGTATTTCAACGCACGTTCATGGGGCGACAAGGCCCGACAGCCAATGCTCGATTGGCTGATCCATTCAGGAAAGCTCGGATGGGATGTGTACTACCAGATGCAAGGCCTCGAGCAAGTCGACAAGCAACTGCGCAGCACTCAAGTTGAATTCCACATCAGCGTCAAGAAAACCGATCGCTGGCGGATTCCGTTTGTCACAACTCTATTTAGCGTCATCGGTCTTGATGTGCGATTTCCGCGCATGCACCTGGGCATTTACAAGCAGGGTTGTGACCGTGACTCTATGGTCACAGACCGGAAGTTCTACCGTGCCAAAGACCTGTATCACGCCTATGACACGCGCCAAGTCTATCTTGACCGTGATCATCCTGAAGCCGTAGGCCTTCATACGGTTTTGAGCGCATGGCACATCAAAGGCCGTTATCTTCCGGCTCCACCGCCAAAATGGATGCGGTTTGTCTACGGCATGATCGGCAAGGATTGGACGTTGCAGCCGGTGAAACCGGCAATCATCGTCAAGCCGAAATTGCCGATGGTGGAAAAGCTGTCCCAGCTCAAGCCTGATGATGCTGTCAGGCACTGGCAACGGCTAGAACGTCTTGGCCTGATTAACGCTTGAAAAAGGGAATCTGAGCGATTCCATCAAGTTCCAAAACAAGCTGGTTCTGTGGTCTGAGTTCAGCCAGGATAACAACCGGTTTAACCTTCTTCCACCACGCGGCAAGCTTCTTCCGTGTCTCAAGCGCAATCTCCACGACTGTTTGAGCAATGACTGCGAAGTCAAAAGCCATGCATCGGCTTCTGAATTCCGTCGTCTGCTCATAAAGTCTTGAAAATCGCATAGTCTTTGCCTTTCAAATCCACCGGAGCCCTTGAGAGAAGCCCCTCGTTTGGTTTTCCTGCCTGTACCGCTCCTGTTAATCCGCCGTCTGCCCTTTTCGTTTCGCCCAAAAAACGGCGCGAACCCGCTTCGCCTATGGCGAACATCGTCACAAAGCCTTGCAAGAAAGCATGACAGCGGCTCTATCGCTGGCGTGATTTGTTGCTCGGCTTCATTTATTGGAAGCGCTTTGGGGAAACTAAAAGGGTAGTCGGCGCGATAGGCGCGAACAGGCAGGAAAACCACTATCGGCGAAGCCGACTAACTGCCGGAGGCTGGCTTTCATGCCGTAATTTGCCTTTGACGTTGGGCCGCGTAGTGATTAAAGGATAGCCCCCGCTTCGTTGGTTGTAGTCGGGGGGGACCCGCTTGCGGGGGGGCGACTACGTTTTAACCAACAGTGCTCCGTCTTTCAGCCACCACTGTTTTTGACCTGTTTTTCATCAACGCCTGAAACCCGCATGAATGCTTGATCTACGTCACTGCCGCCGATACTTGTGCACAGAAATTGTGGATAATTCCGCGCCATGCCGCCATGGTCAGTCAAACTTCGGAATCTGTACTACATCCGCCGAACTCAACGCGCCTTCGATCAAGCTGGTCGTAGAAAGATTTACCGGAAGATTGCCCAAGAAAAACGCCAGCTTTTAGAGGCTGGCGTAGATCAGGAGGAGGTTCGCTTACTGTGTCGCTATCTGTCTAACACTGCAAACCGGCATGCGGAAATGCGTTGGAGATCATACGCCGCACAACTGAAATTAGACTTCTGAATTTGCGTCTGAAAAACGCATAATTTGTATTACTGTTATTTGACCATTGGTAAGTCATTGATTCTTTAGCTTGTAAATCACCTGATGTCACTATGAAAGTGACACTCATCAACACCATCAGCATAAACGAGGCGGCAATTCCGCCTATGCTTTTGTAATATTTCCGCCACGCCTCGCGCCGGTTCTCGTCCTTCTCTGCCTCGATGCGCACAGAAGCCATGATCTCGTCCAGCGGACGTCCTAGAGCTTCGGCTATCTTCAAGCACGCGTATTCATTCGGTGACCTTTTCCCGCTGTAGTAGTCGCTGATCAATCCGCTATGCAAATCTAAACTTTTTGCGAGTGCGTAGTCAGTCTCAACGCCTTTCGCTGCCTTGATTTCGTTCAATAGTTCTTTGGTCGATTTCATGGTGTCACCTCCTGTTTGTTCACTATACCCACAAATTGTGGCTTGACAACATCCACAAACTGTGGGTATCGTTCGTTTCGCCACGTTTTGTGGCTAATTAGACAACGAAGGAACGAAAATGATCATCATCGAAATCGACAGCACGGCGGTAAATCAGAAGGCAGGCGAGAAGAATGGCAAAGCATGGACCATGGCATTCCAGCAAGTCACGTACTCCGGTTGCTACATTGACGGCTTCCTGTCCAAGCATCCGCGTGAAAGCACCATTCAGCTGGACGAAAAAAACCCGGTCCCGTTCCCGGTCGGTAAATACGTCATTGGCGCTGATGCCTTCTACTTTGGTGATTACGGCCGTTTCACCCTTGGCCGCCTGAAGCTTCAGCCGCTGGCCGTGCACCTGGCTGAAATCGAAAAGCAACTCGGCGTTACCATTCAACGCAACCAGCCCAAAGCGGCCTAATCATGCAGCTTTCCGCCTGCCTGACCTGTCACAACGCGCGCAAGGGCGATTTGGGCATTGGGCAGGCGCGATGCCTTCTTGACGGTCAGGCTTACAACGTTATGCACGTCTGTTTCGCCTTCGAGCACATCAGCAAAAACCTTTTTTTGACTTCGGGCGCTTCAGCGCTTCGCGGTACGGGTTCCTATGTAATACCCGTACAAACTGCACCATGGTGCAGTAAATGAGCAAAACAGGCCTTTTGATCGACTGGATCACGCTTCGCCTTCCGGTCAATTTGTTGCCTCCAAGCTTGCAAGAAAAGCTCTATGAAAATATGGACACTGTTGCTTGCTTTACAAATGGACCGGATGGAATGCCCGGTGAAATCAAGTGGGAAAGCAAGCGCCTCAACTTCGATGCTCTTCGCTCGGATGCTGAAGGGCTTTACTTCACAAGCTGCTACGTCGGGAACGTCGCGTATTTCTATATTGGCGCGAGTCCAGCAAGCCTTCAGTACGATACAAACGTTTTCGGATCACTCAACATCCTTGAAGGCGCTGACGCGCTGGTGGCGAGAGCACGGACAGCCTTCTCGTGCTTTTTGGCACGATGCGAGGAATGGGAATTGTGCCGTCTGGACATTACCGGCAACTATGCGCTCCCTGATTTTTCCATGGTCAAAACGGCATTGCGCACGCTTCTTCAAACCGACAGCGCAAGGCGAAAAGCCACGAGCGCCAAGAATGGCGGCGATACCGTTTTTTGGTCGCCTACGTCCGACATGATGTCAGGCAAGGCCTATCACAAAGGGCCGCACCTTCGGCACCTGCTCAAACACGAAAAAATCGACGTATCTGAGGAATTGCTTTCTCTGGCTGATCGCCTTATCCGTCTTGAATTAAAAATCGGTTCGCGCTTCTTCCGGCTGGCGCGTACTAGGCACACAAACCCGTTGTATGGCCGTCACTGGACGTCCTACACCGCCGAAGAACTCACGGAGATACATACCAGATTTTTCAGCCCGATTTGCGAAGGTGTGGAGGTAAGGGATATGGGACGCGTAGACATGATTGAATTGATAGCAGCCGCAAACGGCATCACGCAGGGCAGGGCGCGTGCAGCCTATGGTACGTACAAACAGATAAAAGAATCTGGCTTGGATGAAACACGGGCAAGCATGGCAGAAAGAACATTCTTTCTTCATAAGAAGCACTTGCGCACTGCTGGTATCTCTGACGGTGACCTGATGGCCGGAAACGTCATCCAGTTCAAGCCCATCCGTATCGTTCTCGCTCAGCCGGTTACGTGTTGGGATGACTTGAGAAAGGCCGCGTAATGGAAACCATCCCCATTCAAACCCTCGTTTGGATCGTCGCCTTGTTCTTCGCGTTCGCTTCCGGCTTCAAAACAGGATATCGGCCATGACCATCGCAGACATCGCACAACTGATCGGCATGCTGATCAGCGCATGGGCACTTGGTTTTGCTGGAGGCCATGCAATCACCGTTTTCAAACAGGCCATGAATCAGGTCTGAGGGGTAAAGCCCCTCCCCGTGGGTACCTGCGTAGCGGGTGCCCACGGGTGGGGGTTCCACCGTTCCGTAACTTAACTGTCTCGAAAGGACAAACATCATGAAAAACTCTCTCAAAGCACAAGTACTCGGACTGATTATGCTGGCCGTTTCGTTGGGCGCCCATGCCGCATTGCCGACTGAAGCCACTGCCGCGTTCACGACCGTTACCGGCTACGTAACCGACATTCTTGCCGCAATTTGGACGATTCTGCCCATTTCTGTCGGTGGCTTCCTCCTGATTCGTCTGTTCAAGAAGGGCACCAGTAAGGCTGTTTAAGCATGAACAAACATGCTCACGCATGGGTAGCGGCGGGGCTGGTCCTCGCCGTTTCTCCTTCTTTCGCCTCTCCTCCTTTGGGTTGTCTCGAAAACTCCATGGGTGTGCGCTGGTGTCAGGGCTATGAGCGTCAAACACAAGAGGCAACAGAAGTAACAGATATGCCGATTTACGGACCACATCCGGCCACCTTGATTACACCGCCAAGACCATATCAAGGTGTTGGGCAACAAGTGAAAACGGTAGATGTATCGCTATTACTACCCGGCTATAGGCCAAAGGCCCAAGTTCCAAAAACTCAACCCTATGTACAGATAATCGAAAGTCCATATGCAAAACGTTAGGTTGATTCTCTATTTCGTTGTTGGGCTAATGTTGGGGGGGGTTTCGGTCATGGCGTTCGCAGAAACGAAACCCGCAGAAACAGTTACGGCCTATGGCTACTCCGGAGAATATTCTTCAGGTCAGGCATTTTGTCGAGCACATTATGATGATCCGACCATGACTTTCAACGGGGCATATTGTGTTATGTCAGGTGGCAATCAATATCCCGCGATTACAGTTACTACATCAGGCTGTACGGGGATAGGTTGGACATTAACTGGATCGGTGTGTGAGCGACCGGACTGCACACCACCTCAAGTCCGAAACCAAACTACAGAACTATGTGCCGCTCCAGCATGTACAGCTGCGCCGGGCGTAGATGGTTGGTATTCTGCGCCTTTAGCGGCGGGTGGCTTGTCAGGGACGTATTGTGATGGGGGTTGCCAGTATTCCTTGGCATGGAATCTTAGTAACCCAACGATGTACGAAAACAAGACTACAAGATGGAAAAACTACACGCTATATGCTGATGGTGTTGCGTGCACGGCTAACAATCCAGCGCCAGCAACATCCGAACCGCAGGAAACAAGCTGTTTTTCCAAAGGAATGTGTAATGCTTCGATAAATGGCAATAACGCCTGTGCGCCTTGCGAAAAAACGACAACAGAACAAAAAAACACGCAAACGGTAACGCCGACCACAGGCCCGCAGGTCACGACAACCACAACTACAACTCAAACGTGTACGGGGGCTGGGGCATGCACAACGACCGTGAATACAACTAATAGTAATTCCACAACGAACAGCACGACCAATACAGCCCCGGGAAGCACTAGTAACGGCAAGGGCACGGCCACGGCCACGGGCAACGGTGATTACAAGCTGGACCTCCCGACCGACTACCAACGCGATGCAACCGGGTTGGAAACAAATAAGGTACTTGGAGAAATTAAGGACAAGATGACACCTGATACCAGCGATGCCACGCCGGTCACAGGTGCTACGCACGATCCAGCTGTACAAACTGATCTGGAAGCGAAGAATAAGCTGTTCACGGACGCGGCCACTGGCGTCACTGACCCGACCAGTGCTACACGTAGTTCATGGGAAACGGCCATGTCTACCGGTTGGTTTGAACCCATCAGCATTGCTGGGTGTTCTGCTGTTGATGCCAAGATAGGCAACAAAACTTGGCATTTCGATCCA